TCTCCTTGCTGCTTTCCATTCTGATTTTGCTGCCCGTCCTTTTGTTGTTTTAGCTTTAAATGTTGCCTTCCTGCCCGCTACCCTTTGTGATGCAAAAGTTTCTTTTAGATTTGATTTCGCTGTCCTTTTATTTGTAAGCCTATTTGTTACGCGGGTTAGACCTGACTTAGAGCCGCTAATCTTACCTGCGGCTTTTGTTCTAGCTATTGACGCTCCATAAGCTTTGTCGGCTGCTCTTTGATACTTTGCGGCTGTTTTTTCTGTATATTTACCTGCTCTTCTTGCTTTTGCACTTGCATTAGCGGCTCTTGTTCTTGCTCCTCCTGCTGCTGAACTTTTCTTATCAGCAATTTTAAAATCTCTTTGAGCCTTTCTTACCTTAGAACTTGCAGACTTATAAGCTTTTCTTGCCTTTACATTCTTAGCTGACTTGCCCATCTTGCCGCCTTTACCCTTACCGCCTCCGCCCTTCGGAGCGAAACGACCCGCCTTATCTCTTACATATTTACGGCCCATGACCAGAAAACAAACATTACAGGTAGTTTAACCGTTACGGTTAACCTTTGCTACTTCCAAAACTTTTCTATTAACTCAAAGTCTTTTTCACTTTCCGCCGCCGCATATAAAGCTTCTATTGCTCGACTTATATCAATCTGATCATTAGCATTTGATTTCTCATAAACATCCCTCATCAACCGAGGGACATCTTTATCCTTCGGCCAACTAGAAATCAAAGCAATGGCTTGCTTATAACTCATTTAGGTGCTTTCAATGCAGTAGCCATTGCGTCATCAACCCATTTATAGGCTTCTGGGGCTACTTTCTTTAAGCCTACAGGATCGAAAACATATTGCACAAAAGTTTCTGCAAATTGTTCTAAATAATTACTTGACCCATATTCGCTAGGAATCCAAGTTCCTGGGGTCATATCTCTATCGAACGAATTTAACTCTAATACTTTTCTAAAGGAAAGCTTGACCTTGCTTGCAGCATAATGAACTTGATGCCCCATTTCATGCACATAAGTACCAATCCATTCTTGTGGGCCAAAGAAGCCTGTTAACTCGCCAAAAGCATCGCCTCCTGTATGCCTAAATGGCTTACCTTTAGCCGCCGCTTTTACGCTTTCCTTGAAAACTGCAATAACCTCCTTGAGATCTTTGACAGGTTTATAATTACTTCTACTACGAACAACGATATTATTTCGACCAACAGCCGTAAAGCCACTTACACCTTCTCCTTCGCCTCGCATTGTTAAAGATTTTTTGAACCAAGTTCCTGCTTTTCCTCGCTGAATATCGGATAAGACATCTTTTGCTGGCCCGATTCCTACAATTTTTACTGATCCTTTTAAAGCTTCACCCTTATAGCCCTTAGTACCTCTTGCAACTAAAGCCTCCATGCTTTTCTTTAATTGCTCGTTTTTTAATAGATGTTTTGTGCTTTGACCCGTTGACCAAGAACAGAAGACCTGACGCTGTTCCGCAAACTGAAAAAGTTTTTTAGCATTTTCACCAGCTTGCCCTTTCATTTTTGTCATTAAAGCGAAAACACCCGCTATATCTGATTGACTCAAGCTTGAATCTTTCTGCAACCCTTGAAGCTCTCCCATTGTTGGGAGTTTTTCTTGTATTGCCTTAGTTGCGACCTTAATAGCTTTATCAATTCTTTTTAACTTGTATTGTTGCCTTAATTCAGCCAGTGTCTTTTCTGTTCCGTCCTCCCTCACCAAACTAACAATGGCTTTCCGTGGATCTTTATATCTTGCCGCTAACCGATTAAAGTAAACCGCTTTGTCATACCCTAAAGCGTCAATCTGCTCTGGCCCTGGTAATACTTTGCGACCCTCCTTGATTCTCTTGTCATATAACCAATCACCGTAACTTGTACCCGCAGGGATAGGCCCGTCAATACTTGCTCTCTTTGCTTTGCCAACGCCTTCAATATCATCAGGAGCAACAATTCCATATTCCTTATTCAACCCATCCCAATCAATAACAGGAACAGTTGTTGACCTGCAATTAAAATGCAACGGCGGAAGAGGGCCATCATTGTAATCGAATAACTTGTCATCCTTAGACGCGCATAACATTGTTGTCCTGCTATCAATCGTTGCGATGTATCTATATTTTTTCGTCACACTGTCGTTTGCTTTATAAGTTTCTTGACTTGCCTTATTTGCGACCTGATTAACGCTTGTTCTAACTAACGTCATTATCTGATTATTTGCTAACCGCGTTCCCTTTTCTCCTCCCGCTAAAGCTAAAGCTCTTGCACTAACCTTTTGGCCTGATGCAAACTTCATTCCGCCGTGCTGTCCGATAATCTCCTTGACAATTTGCTTTGTAGGAACACCAGTCAACAACCCATCTTGAACAACTAAACGAAATTTCTGGGCAGAAGATGTTGCAATCCCTCGAAATGCTTTCTCAACGGTTTCACCATTAGGAAGAACCAATGCTTCACCTTGCTTAGCCGTTAATTTATAAACACCCTTACCCGTTAAAGTATCCCCTGCCTCTGTCGTAACAAGATTCAGCTTGGTCGGATCAGAAGAAACAACGGCTTCTGCAAATTGTGGGCTTACCTCTAATTCTCGAACAATATCATCAGCATCGCCAATCATTTGACGCATCTGTGCAACGGCGAACTCAGTCTCAATCTTTGCTAAGTCAGATAAATCGGTCTTCATTACCTTGGTCGAGTCCTTAGCCCAACCATCCAAGCTTGTCTTTAATGATCCAATAATTTGACCAAGCCTTTTTGCTCGATATGAACTCGAATATTCATCAGTTCCCATTGCCTGCAACTCTCTGGCTGCCTTAACTAAAATCCTGTTATATGCAACCGCTAAAGGTTTTTGAAGCGAATTACTAACACGATTTAGATCAATAGCGTGTTTAAAAACACTTGATGGAGTCCCGCTAGGAGCCGCCATTGGTTACTCCTCAACAGGTGCAGCTTCGATTGCTGGTGGTGCAGGATCTAATAACGCCGCTTCGGTTGCTTCCAATTCTTCCTCAATATCAAATTCATCTGGTAACACCTCACCCTGAGACAACATCTTCAATAATGTTTCTTTTGAAATTGTTCCTGCGGTGTAAAGCTGGAGCAAGCTACCGATTTCTTGAGGATCTAAACGAGCTGCTAAGAAATCACGGTTGACATAACAACTGCCCGAATCAACCCCTAAATAATCAGCATGAAAACGCAAACTATTATCAATTAAATCTTGAACTTGCTGCGCGATATATAAAAGCGTTGCATCTGATTGACTTCTATCAATGGCCTTACTTTGAGCCGTCTCAGCACTAATTTTTTGACCTAATATTGCTGCTAGGCCCAATTCATTAATCTGAGATGCTATTTCCTTCAGTCGATCTTGTTGTGCTGTAAAGCTGCTACCGCTTGGTTCGATGTATTCAATTCTTGCTTCGGCTGGCATCGCAAAAGCTTCTCCTGGTCCAGCACTGATTTCACTATCACTTGGAGGCATCCCAAATATCGAGAGCATTGGGACCGCGCTTATGTGCAAAATATTATCGTAATCGCTTTGTATTTGATAATGCTTCAAATTTAATTCAGCAATATCATTCATTGGCGGTCTTGATTCCATATAGCCAACCTTGTTTGCATAGGCGACAGAAAAAGGAATGTAATCAAGAGATGTTGTCCCTTCTTCCTCAATAACCCAATCACTTTTATCTTTTTTCTTGCGGTGAATTTCAAAACCACCTGGAGTTAATACCCTGATTTGTTGAACTTCTTTTACACCGTATAAACCATCATTCACCAAAACTTGTTCAGCTAATCTCAACTGAACTAATTCATCACGGCCCTCTTTCTTCTCAGTCCTCCAACCAATAATGTCTCTTGGAGTGTAAGTTGTCCAATAAGGCCGACCCGCTTCAGTTTCTAAGGAAGGCGCATCAACGAGACACCCAACATGACCGTAACGTAATAGCTTGCGAGTCAACTCATAACAGAAGATAGAAATATCGTTTCCGCCTAAATCTACATCAAACAAAGCTTCTCGAATAACGTCAGGAGTATCGTTTATTTGAATAGGCTTACGGATTAACATACCAGCTAACATCCTTTCGATTCTTATGAAATAAGGAGATAAAACGCTTCTTGAAAGGCGAGCGTCATAACTTAAATCTGATTCACGTTCTTCTTGAGGAAGATATGCTCTATGTTTACTTCTTATTTCTTGCGTTCCTTGAATAATAACTTCTGGTAATTCCCAGAATTGTTGCATATTCAACCATTGCTGATTCGGATCATCAACCTTATTTACCTTTGCTTCCGCAATGCCTCTATAAGTTCTATATCCACTGTATGCACTGAAAGCCACGGCGTTAAACCTCTTTAATAGATTCTAATCCCTGTTCTACTACCCGCACGGGCGTACAGAATAGAGAACTCACGATATACACAGTATCCTAATGCGTCATTCATGTGATCGAAACCATTAAGCTTATCTGGTTGTTGTGTTTTTTCATCCCACGATTGCAACTCAAGGCACTCGATCACCCTTCCGCAACGGGAGCTAACCTCCAAGCGTGATTCCCCTTTGGAGTTACAGAGAAGATTTTGCAAAGTCTGGACTCGATCTTTGATTGCGGGGTTCGCTCGCGGCGACATATTTTCAAAGCCGTAAGATTGCAATATGGATATATCTGTTCTAGAGGCGTTTGCGTTTGTCGATCTTTGAGAACCTGAAGCATCTGGAAATACCTGAATTTTACGATTTGGATAACGCCTAACGATTTCCTGAGCTAGTGCGTCAGTGTCGTGAGCTTTCGCTATTTCATCTATTATGACGAGCTTATTTCCGTCCCGCACACATACAACAGCATTTGTATTATCCACGTTGAAATCTATGCCTATTTTTAATATTTCTTGGCTGTAATCTGGGAAATTATCTTTAACGTGAATCTCCCTAGAGAACCGATCATAGACTTGCCCCGTTGTTAGGTTGACGAACTGCCCTTCTAAATAAGCCTTGATTAATTGCTCAGAATAATTCTGCTCAAGCGACTGAATAAATCCATCAGGTAAATAAGGATTATCCATTGTTCTTGCTCTAATCAATGCGGTGTCTTCTGTTGCTTCTTTATCGAAGGTATGAAACGCCCAACCATATCCCTCTGGAGTGGTTGAAGCATAAAACTGTTGATTGTTACCCGACCTCAATCTTGCCAGTGCCATATTCATGGCGTTTGTGGCTTCACCCATCGGGATAGTATCCGCCTCATCAAAACCAACCGCACAGAGATTCTGACCTCTTAAGCGTTGATAAGTCAGGATCGTTCTAAGCAATATTTGATGATTTCCTTCTTGAAAGTGAAGCGTATATTCAGGTAATGGACTCGCTCTAAAAGTAAATGGCACTTCCCACTGATCTAATAAATCATTAAGCGTTCGGATCAGAATGTCCCGAACCATTGGCGAAGTTGGTTCAAAGACAGCACTAACAAAACCAATATTATCAGCCGCGATCATGCAAGCCTTAGCCACTAAGCCATGCGTTTTTCCTGCTCCGAAACCACACACAAGACCCAATTTTCTCGATTCCGTGTTCAGGCAGAATTGCTCTTGGTGCGGTAAAAGTCCTTCAAGTATTCGCGCCTTAACTTCTTCCGCAGTAGGAAGACTATTAATAGAAGATTGATAGGCAAAAGCCGTAAGCGGTTCTTTATCACATATCCCCGCAATTAGAGAAGTCACTAACAGTAATACCCACAGCAGTATTTCATGCGCCAAGTATAAAACCAACAGCAGTATTATGCTTACCCTTCGTATAACCAATAGCAGTATTATCGTAACCAGTCGTAGATAGCAAAACCCTTATAGCCACCAAGGCTTAAAGGAAGCCACCGATAGCTGTATTTTTGGTAGTCGTTGTATAACCTATAGCAGCATTATATATACCTATCGTATTACCGATAGCGTTGGACTCAACTTAACTCAAACCTCAACAACCGAGCTTGAAGTTCAACAGCACGGAGGGCAGCTTGATGATTACCACGTTTTGCGGCTTGCGCTTCATAATTTTGAAGACGGCTAAGAGCAGATAAGAGCCATTGTGGCCTTTCAATTTCAGAGTCTAATTGAACCAGTATTCTTGCCCGTTTTATATAATTTTCTGCCTGTCTTAAACCAACACTATAATTTTCCGAACAGTATTGAACGACCTGAGTTTTACTGTGGCCATTAATTAATAAGTTGTAGACAGAATTAACCCTGCAATCAATTTCTCTGTCTGTTGCTTTTTTACCCATAAGCAAAATATAGCTTATTCCTCGGTTATAGGTTTTAAATCGGCCTGTTCTGCCGCATTGAGTATATCCGCAATTCGTACCAAATATTGAGTTAAACCAGCAACAACTTTTGGATCTAAACGCTCTTGATCATCAAGGGCATTATCCAAGATTGCGTCCGAAACATATTCAGATTGAGCGAGCAACATAATGAGGCGATCAACAACGGGTTGATTTTCCC